CACCCCAATGCTAATGTCGATCGTCTTTTAAATAAAGAAATAGATTTGTCTGATCTTAATGGTCAGACAGTCTGTGCTAATGGTACATACTACGATACAACTTACCAAGGGTTTCTTCCTAAACTTATGGATAAGATCTATCAAGAACGTACCATTTATAAAAAGAAAATGCTTGTTGCTAAACAGCAATACGAAAAAACTCCTTCCGTTGAATTGAAAAAAGAGATCGCCCGCTGTAATAACATTCAGATGGCACGTAAGATTCAACTCAACTCTGCTTATGGTGCTATTGGCAACGAGCATTTTAGATATTACAAACTCGAAATTGCTGAGGCAATCACTCTTTCTGGTCAGTTGTCAATTCGATGGATTGGCAATAAAATGAATGAGTATCTCAATAAAATTCTAAAGACTAAAAACAATGATTATGTTATTGCTTCGGATACTGATTCTATGTATCTTAATTTGGGTCCTTTGGTTGAACGTGTATACCAGGGAAGAGAGAAAACTCCTGAGAAAATTGTGGGGTTCCTTGACAAGATCTGTCAAATGGAACTTGAGCCTTATATTGAAAGTTCTTACCAAGAACTGGCTGATTATGTAAATGCTTTTGATCAGATGATGAAGATGAAGCGGGAGAACATCGCTGAGCGTGGTTTCTGGACTGCTAAGAAGCGTTATGTTCTCAACGTTTGGGATAGTGAGGGTGTGCGTTATGCCAAACCTAAGATGAAGATCTGTGGCATGGAGACGGCTCGTTCATCTACTCCTGCTTATTTTCGAGATAAACTCACTAAAGCATATACGATCATTATTACTAAAAGTAATGATGATGTTTTAAATTTCATTGATGAAATTAAAGAAGATACTAAAAAACAGGATTATCTAAATATAGCTTTCCCTAGAGGTGTAAATGGATTGGAAAAATATAAAAGCACTTCTGACATATACGCAAAGAAGTGTCCCATTCAGGTCAGAGGTGCATTACTTTATAATTACTATATACGAAAGCTTAATCTTACTCATAAGTATCCTATTATCCAAGAGGGAGAGAAAATTAAGTTCCTCTACCTACGAACACCAAATCCGATCCAACAAAATGTAATTTCATTTTTTCAAAATCTTCCCCCAGAGTTTAATTTAGAAAAGTATGTAGACCATAAATTGCAATTTGAAAAGTGTTTTTACGAACCGCTCAAAAATGTGCTAGAATGCATTGGGTGGAAAAGCGAGAGAAAAATCTCTCTACTTAGTTTCTTTTAGGAGTATATATGAATTTTTTATCACAAGTAATTAAAGACAGTAAAAATGAATACGCTAGTTTTGTTAGCGAAGGTATCGCTGCTGGCGACGTTGAATCTTTCATTGATACTGGGAGTTACGTATTTAATGCCCTGGTTTCTGGTTCGCTATTTGGAGGTATTCCATCCAACAAAATTACTGCTCTTGCTGGAGAGTCGGGCACTGGTAAGACTTTCTTTTGCCTTAGTGTTGTACGTAGTTTCCTTGATAGCAATCCTGATGCTGGAGTCATTTATTTTGAAACTGAGTCTGCTATTAGTAAGCAGATGATTGAAAGCAGGGGTATTGATTCTAAACGAATGGTTATCTTTCCTGTAGATACAATTGAAGAGTTTCGTACACAGGCTGTACGTATTATCGATAAATACATGGAACAACCTAAAGAGGAGCGTAAGCCCCTCCTGTTTGTTCTCGATTCCCTTGGAATGCTTGCCACTAATAAAGAAGTCGAGGATGCTTCCAACGACAAGAATGTTCGTGATATGACCAAGGCACAGCTCACCAAATCTGTGTTCAGGATTCTGACGCTGAAACTTGGCAAAGCAAATATTCCCATGTTAGTTACTAATCATACCTATGACGTTGTTGGCGCTTACGTTCCTACAAAAGAGATGGGCGGTGGTAGTGGTCTTAAGTATTCTGCTAGCACAATCATTTATCTCGGGAAGAAAAAAGAAAAAGATGGAACCGATCTTGTCGGAAACATTATTAAATGTGAGGCGAAGAAGTCCCGTCTGACCCGTGAGGGGTCGAAGGTGGAAACCCGCCTGTTCTTTGATGAGAGGGGCTTGGAGAGGCACTACGGCTTGTTAGAACTGGGAGAAACGGCTGGCATCTGGAAAAATGTCGCAGGACGTTATGAAATTGATGGCAAAAAAGTATATGGTAAAGAAATTCTTAAAAATCCCGAAAAGTATTTTACTGATGATATAATGGCTAGATTGGAAGAACAGGCACAGCAAGAATTTCTTTATGGAGTATCAGATGACGGAGAGGATTGAATTTACTATTTTGAGAAATCTAGTTTGTAACGAAGATTTCTACAGAAAAGTAGTTCCTTTTATCAAACCAGATTATTTCAGTGAATATCACGAGCGAATTATTTACGAAGAGATATGGGATTTCGCTAGTAAATATAAGATGATGCCAACAGCAGAAGTCTTATTAATAAATTTACAATCGAGGAAAGATTTAGATGAGGAAACGTATACGAACGCTGTTAAGTCAATTAAAGACTTCAACACTCAAGATGTTGAATACCAATGGTTACTCGACACTTCAGAAAAATGGTGTAAAGACCGAGCCATCTACCTCGCTCTCCTTGAGTCGATCAAGATCGCAGATGGAGGCGATCAAAAGATTTCAAAAGATGCGATCCCCAGCATCTTACAAGAGGCCCTGGCAGTATCTTTCGACGAACATGTAGGTCATGATTATATTGACAATGTTCAAGAACGTTATGACTTTTATCATCTTGAGGAAGAAAAGATTCCTTTTGATCTTGAAAAGTTTAACATCATTACAAAAGGTGGTCTTCCAAATAAAACACTTAATGTTGCTCTTGCTGGTACTGGTGTTGGTAAATCTTTGTTTATGTGTCACTGTGCCGCTTCTGCTCTTTCCCAAGGCAAGAATGTATTATACATTACTTTGGAGATGGCGGAAGAAAAAATTGCTGAAAGAATTGACGCTAATCTCCTCAATGTAAATATTAAGGATATTGGTGCCTTGCCAGAAGCAATTTTTACTTCTAGGATCAATGAGATTGGAAAGAAAACTCAGGGTAAACTTATCATTAAAGAATACCCAACAGCGTCTGCACATGCGGGACACTTTAAAAGTCTTTTAAATGAATTGAGTTTAAAAAAATATTTCAAACCTGATATTATTTTTATTGATTATTTGAACATATGTTCATCTGCTAGATATAAGGGACACATTGTTAATTCCTACACTTATGTCAAAGCAATTGCAGAAGAACTTAGAGGTCTTGCTGTTGAGCATAACGTTCCAGTTGTATCTGCTACTCAAACTACTAGGAGTGGCTTTGGCAATAGCGACGTTGATCTTACCGATACTTCCGAGTCTTTTGGTCTTCCCGCTACAGCTGACTTTATGTTTGCTCTTATCGCTACTGAGGAACTTGAACAGTCTGGTCGTATCATGGTCAAACAACTCAAGAACCGATATAACGATCCAACCATGCACAAAAGATTTACTGTTGGGGTTGACAGGGCGAAGATGAAGCTGTATAATGTAGATGACACTGAGGGATCTATTGTGGACGAAGAAGAATCTTCTAAAGCAATAGAAAATATATCTCCTAGTAGTAAAGCAAATCTTAATTTTTCTTCCTTTGTATTTTAATTTTTATATGAATAAGCACGTTAACTTTGATAAGTATGTTGAATTTGTTGATGAAGTAACTTCTGATGCATCAAAAGAATTTCTTGCACTTTCTCAGCGTCTTGTTGATTTGGATTCTAAGGGTGCCAATATTGAACGACTGCTTACTGCTGGCGTTGGTATTAATGCTGAGGGTGGTGAGTTTCTTGAGATCGTTAAGAAAATGGTTTTCCAAGGAAAGCCTTGGAATGAAGATAATAAAGAGCATCTTATCATTGAGCTTGGTGACATTATGTGGTATGTTGCTCAAGCATGTATGGCGCTTGAAGTTTCAATTGATGATGTAGTTGCTCGCAATGTACAAAAACTTCTGAAGCGTTATCCTGAAGGAGCATTTGATGCCTATTTTTCTGAAAACAGAGCAGATGGTGATCGATAAATAATAATGGGCGAAAGCCCTATTTGGAAGGGTGGTCGAGTGGTTGATGGCTCTGGTCTTGAAAACCAGCGATGTGAAAGCATCCGTGGGTTCGAATCCCACCCCTTCCGTTTT